GCTTTTTAACGTCGGTTATCGAATAGCCACACGACAGCATCGCCGCAATGATCGCCCCAGTACTTGTGCCCGCGAAGGCGTCGAAGTGGTTACGGATAGGCTCTTTTAATACGTTACGCTCGAAGGCTTCGAGGTGGACCGCCAAAGCTAGTCCGCGAGCTCCGCCCCCGACTAGCGATAAAATGTTTTTCTTTTTCATGCGCGAAAGATAAATAAAAAAAAGCCCAACGCTGGCGGCGTTGAGCTTTTTAACCTAACCAATTAACCTAACCACTTAAAACAATGTGTACTATGTCTTTTCAGATATAGCAAATATACGTATTTATTTTAATTGGCAAAATATATCGCCAACTTTTTAACAAAATCGCCGATAATTTCGCACCATGGGACAAAGTATTCATATTACGGGCCAAATCGGAAATACGTATAACAACGACGGCACAATCGCCGTTAAGGGTGTGTGCGTTTCGGATATCGCTGCACCTCTAGCGGCCGCAGCGGGTGAGGACGTTTTCGTCTATATCAACTCTCCAGGGGGGAGCGTATCGGAGGGAGACCTTATCAGCAAGTTACTTGCTGACACGCCTAACGTGCACACCGTAGCGGTGAGTCAATGCGCAAGCATTGCGACGAAAATCTTTACATCCGTTCCGGTGGAAAACCGATCGATCGTAGAGGGCTGTAAGTTTATGATCCATAACCCGCTATTCGCCAATATCTCGGGAAATGCTACCGAGTTAAAGTATGCGGCGAGTCTTTTAGAGCCGATCGAAAAAGACCTGACAGCGCACTACGTTAAAGCGACTGGACAGAAAAAAGAAATTATCGCGCCCTTAATGGCCGCCGAATCGGAGTTAACACCCGACGAGTGTGTGCAGTTAGGTTTCGCGAGTAAAGTCGTAAAGGTTGTCGAGCCTTTGGCTTTCATTGATTCGGATAATTTAAATACAAATATCATGTCAAAAATTAATGCTTTCAAAGCGAAAATTAGCGCCTTAGCGGCTGAGTTCGGTTTTACCGATTCGAACGCAGGAGCTGACGCTCGCGAAGCCGTAGCGCTTGACTTCGAAACGGATAACGGGAATATCCAAACCCCGTATTCTGATCTTATGGTCGGCGATTCGGTTACAATGGCGGAAACTGGCGAACCTGCTCCCGACGGAACCTACACGGCTACCGACGGAATGCAAATCGTAGTAGTAGGCGGTGTGGTTTCTGAAATTATTGCAGCGGAGGGGCAAGACCTTTCAGTTTTGCTTGTTGCAAAAGACGAGGAAATCGCAACTTTAAAGGCTCAAATCGAGGCTTACGAGGCTGCGAGCGAAACGACGCTTAAAGTAATCGAGAAGTTAGAGGCGAAAGCCGCTGCGGTTCGATCAAACGGAACACCGAACGCGGGACCGGTGGCAAACTTTAGAACTCCTTCGGGATCTAACGGAACGACTTCGCGAATTTCTAAAGAGGAAATGGCCGCGCGCCGTGCTTCTTACGGTAAGTAATTAACCATTTAAAAAATTAGAGAAATGGCAAATACATTCGATCCGGCTACTATCGACTTCCACGGGGAGGAGGTAATGTCTTTAGCCGAGACAGTTTTCGAGGGGTTTTTTACTAAACCTCAGTTGTCCTTATTCCACAAAATTGTACCAGGAATTAAGGCACAAAAACAAGTAATCATCTTAGGCGCGTTCACGGGCTTGTTAGGTTTGGGAGACGGTTCTTGCGACCCAACTCCAAACGATGCAGGGTTCGCCGTTTCGCAGAAATTTTGGACGCCTGCCACTATCTCAGACCGTATCGAGCGATGCTGGACAGGTGAGGGAGGTTTGCAAGATACGTTCTTTATTTGGGCGACCAAAAACGGAATCGCGAAAAACGATTTAACGGGGACTGATTACTTCAATTTCTTGTCTGATTTGTTGATGGACGCAATGGCGGAGGCTATCCTTCGATTTGCTCACTTCGGTGACACCGATGCGGACACTTTCGCAAACAGCGGAACAATCACCAACGGAACGCCTTTAGCTGCGTTTAACCGTATCGACGGTTACTGGGTGCAAATCTTCGCAATCGTAGCGGCTGACGCAACGAAAAAGACTGCGGGTTTTGCAACGAAAAACGCCGCAGCGTCATACGCCTTACAAGCGTTTAACTCTACCGACACGACTAACAAAGTGGTAACTACTACTTTGGCGAATATGGAGTACGAGGCAGACTACCGTTTGCGCGATGCAGCGAACAAAGTGTACATCGTTACGCAATCAGTAGGAGACCAGTATCGTCGTGAATTGGAGGCTTCGTCGTTACCGTTCACGATTACGTTAGTAACTGACGGTTTAACGGTATTAAACCGATTAGGTACTGAGGTGATTATCTTCAATTTTTGGGACCGCATTATCAAAGCGTACCAAAATAACGGGACAGTTTGGTACTTGCCGCACCGTGCGATCCTTACGACTAAGGATAACTTACAAATCGGTACGGAGGAAGAGTCTAACTTTACGGAGTTCGATGCGTTCTACGATCGTAAGTCTAAAAAATCGATTATCGACTTCCAGTTCAACGAGGACGCGAAAATCGGATTAGACCACATGATCCAAGTAGCCTACTAATTTACTCACTTTTTTAAACTTTGTAAATTATGGCAACAACTTGCGGAAATATTACAGCGTCTTACGGGTTCGATTGTGCGAACCCGTTACAAGGCGGAACGGCTGACCGTGCGTATATTATGAACTACGAAGACTGGCGCGCTGCGACTTTAGGGTTTGCGGTGAATAACCTAGTTATCGAGTCGATTGTACTTGCGGGGCTTGCTAAGGCGTTCTACGTAGATGGGAAAAACAACTCGAACGCTCCGTCGTTCCAGTTGGTAAAACAAACGTACGCGGACGTATACGACCACATGTTCAACTTTTTAGTGTTTGACTTGGCAAACGACAAGAAAAAAGCATTAAACGACATGGTCGGCGGTAAATATGTCGTTATCTTCGAGAACAATTTCCGAGGCAACTCGGCTGAGGCGACTTTCGAAGTATTAGGGGCTAACGCTGGTATGGAGTTCAAAACTTTGACTCGTAACCCATTAGACAACGACAACCAAGGCGCTTACGTAATCAACATGGGGACACAGGAGACAGGTAAAGAGCCTTTCATGCCTTACTCGTTCTTTGATACTGATTACGCGACAACTAAGGCGGCGCTCGAGGCGTTACTTTAATCGGTTGTTTTTGGTAAATCGAAAACTTTTACTACTTTTAAGGCGAGATTTAGGTCTCGCCTTTTTTATTACAAAAATATGGAGTTAATCGACAAAGTACTGAATAGCTTAACGACCTTATCGGCGTGGCGCAACTTCCCCGATTCGGAGGAGCGCCGTAACTTATCCGAGTTACATTTTGTTTTGTATGGGCAAAAATTATCGGATAAGCCTAAATGCGGGTGCGTTGACGATTTCGTTACAGTTCTGCGAGGCACTTCAATCGAAAAGTTAACACTCAAATACAATACAATGGCAGAAAAACTGTTTAAGCTAAAACCGGGTAAAGTGATCCAATCATTCGCAATCCCCGAACCATTAACGCAAGCGTCTTCGGATGAAATGTGCATGCGATTATTGAAGTCAAACGAGAAAACGATTAAGTTCTTCGAGAGCTATCCCGAGAACTGGAAAGAGTTAGTCGCTAACTTCGACCCTAAGGCACCAGCTGAGGAGCCGACAACTGAGGAGCCGACAACTGAGGAGCCGACAACTGAGGAGCCGACAACTGAGGAGCCGACAACTGAAAACACGCTAGATTTAGACGCCATGTCGGAGACTCAGCTTCGCGACTTCGCTAAGGCTAACGAGATCAACTTAAAGGGCGCGAAGACAAAAGCGAGCGTTAAAGACGCTATCGTCGCACACCTTAACGACATTTAATTAAAAAGAAATGAGCAAAGGAGCTGGAAAAGTAGCGGACAAAGGGCCGCGAATAACCACGCCGTCAAACAAACAGGCGGGTATTATTAGCTGGGATTTTGACAACAATTACCCTGCACGTATGCGCAACGTAGTAGCGGACAGCGTGACGGCTTCTAACTGCTTAAAAGTTTACAACCGTTTTGTCATGGGTCGCGGACTCGCCGACCCTGACTTTGCGGTCGCTAAAGTGAACGACAACAACGAGACCGCCGATAAAGTTATCCGCCGATTAATTGCAGATAAAGGATTTATCGGAGCTTTCGCCGTTCATTTCAATTATAATTCAGTTTACGAAAAAGTAACCGTAACGCCTCTCAAAATCGACTCGTGTCGAATCGGAGAGGGTGACAAAAAAGGAAAAATCGCGATCCACCCTAACTGGGAGAAACGAAAAGATAAAAAAGCATTCAAGCCCTCAGATATCGAGTATTTCGATGTTTATAACCCCGACCCAACTGTTATCGAACAGCAAGTCGCTGACGCGGGAGGTTGGGAGAATTACAAAGGGCAAGTTATGTTTTGGACGCCGTTCGGCGTTGAATACACGGTCGCGCCTTGGGACCCTTCCGCCGAGGACATGGAGACCGAGGGCGGTCTGAAAACCTTTAGATCCCGAGCAGTTGGTCAAAACTTCCTACCGTCTCAGTATATCGTCGTTGACGCAATGGAGAGCGCCGACGAGGCTACGAGCGGAGACGAAGCGGGGTCGAGTTTCGGCGACGTTATCGTCGACACAATCAAACAGTTTCAAGGGCCCGAGAACACGGCGTCGGTAATGGTTATCGAAAAACCAAGCCCCGACACGAGTTTCGAGCTACACGCACCCGACTTGCAACATTTCGACGGCATGTACGAGAAGACGGAGCAAAGTACTGAGGCCGCAATCCTTCGGGGCTTTATGATGCCTCGCCCTCTTATCTTAGAAGGTGGCGACGCTTTATTTGCTTCGGGTGAAATCATGGCAGCCGCTACGGAGTATTATAACCTAGTGACCGAAGACGATAGGCTAGAAATGGCGGAGGCTATCGCTGAGATTTTCTCAGGGTTTGCCGAAGAGGTTTGCCCTTCGGGCGACTTTTCGCTTTTGCCATTACTCGTTAAAAAGAAAATCGGCGCGGAGTATTTCCCCTACTTCACAAAAAACGAAATTCGAGAAAGCCTCGACGCTTTACCGGTCGAGGAGGTTTCCGCCGAAAAGAAAATGCTCGTTGAAACTATTGGCGTGGGAGGTACTCAATCTCTAGTATCTATTTTAACAGATCCGGTACTTTCGGAAGTACAGAAAAGCGAGGCTTTGAAATTATTGTTTAACTTTACCGACGAGCAAGCGCAAGCGCTTGTTTATGGTGATAAATCTACGACAAATGACGGCACTCGTAACACTTAGCGACATTCAAGCCATAGAGTCGATCAGTTCGAACGTGAACTTTTCAAAAAAAGTGCTACCTCACATCTTAGACGCGCAAGAGTTCGACGTCCGACCGCTTGTCGGCGAGGAGCTTTGGGTGGAGATAGCGGCTTCGCCTGGTGACTTTACCGACTTAATGAGCGAGACGACGTACACACACGGAGGACACACTTATCAGCACCCCGGTCTAAAGAATGTAATCGTTATGTATGCAGTCGCACGGTATAAAGCCGAGATAAATATGCACGACACGGCTCACGGGCTTGTCGTTAAAAATACAGACTATTCGAACCCCGTATCGGATCGAGCCGTCGCACGAGCAGAGGCGAAGGCTAAAGCAGGGGCGGAGGTTTACTGGACGCGAGTACGTGACTACCTTTGTCGCAAGTCGAGCTCGTACCCGCTTTGGCGCGGTTCGGCTACACAGTTAACAGGTAATGGCCTGAGAATTAGAAAAGTTTCAAAACGCTAAGACTATGCAGAGCGATAATATACTACTACGCACGTTGATCGTTGCGGGACTTACGACAAAAGCCTCAGAGCTGACAGCCGAAGAGCTAGATCAGAACTTCGTATACATTTGGGAAGATTTGAAAGCGCGATCTATTGCAGGGAATGTCCCAGCGTATAGCGGAGTAAAGACTTACACGCTAGGCGAAACAGCGACCTACGGCGACGCTACTTGGGTTTACGTAAACGCGGTAGACGATTCGGGTATTATTCCCGGAAGTGATCCCGATTACTGGGAAACTATTAACGTCGAGGCACTCGCACACAACCAAAACACCGACGAGGCGCTCGGGTTTGGATCGGCTGACTACGTAACGGCTGCCGAGATTCGCGCGTTTATCGACGCGGGAGGTGCAGGAGGTAACTTTTTCGAGGCTGATTTACTCGCTACTGGCAACCGCGTACACGATGCGGACGGTTTCGGCGTAACGGTGAATAATTTATCGCATTGGTGGCAGGACGCCTCAGACTTCGCGCCGACAAGCGGACGCGCTTCTCACGAGTTTATCGGCTACGGCACGGCGGGCGGAGACGTTATCTTCCGAGAAGTAAACGGCGCAGGGCTTGCGATTCGTGAGAGTTACGGCGATAAGTCGCAAGTGATGTTCGGAAAAATTTCTATTCATTCGGCATTAGGTCTTCCTTTTCTGTTCGAAATAGACGGGATAGGTGCGGGATCGAGAGGTCTTTACGCTCAATCTAGCGGGTTAGTCGCTATTAAAGGCATGGACGCTTCTAATGTAGGGGTGAACGGGCAGACGGATTACGGTATCGGCGTCTACGGCGAAGCTACAAATACCTCGGTAGGGTACGGCGGACAGTTTAAAGGAAAATTCTCACTTTTAAACATTCCCACTTCATCGGCTGGACTTTCAACTGGCGACGTTTGGAACGACTCAGGAACTTTAAAAATAGTTTAATACTAAAAGCATGAAAAAAGTAAAAACACTAAAAGCTATCGCCTACGACGTGGCGGTAGTAGGTCAAGCACCTAAAGCGATATTAACTTTCGAAGTTATTGATATTGTTCTCGGGATCGCCCGACAAGACGCTGCAATCATTGTTTTGATTAGTACGGAGCAGGGCGCGCCTATTCGCCAAGTACGCGTACCTTTCAAACTCGGCACGTTTAAAAACAATTTCGGAGAGTTAAAGGTCGGCTTTTTAGTCGAGAACACGGCGGCGCTACTTATCAACACGATTGATGAGTTTAACCGTCAAGCCGAAGAGAATAACAACCCTGACGGCATTGTGTTCTACGGACTTCGCGCTACTGAAATGATTGTTTTCGAGGCTGAAAATGTACAGGGATAAAAGCGGCATAATCGACTGTAATACGGGCGGAGAGTTTACCTCTTTGCCCGTTACGGCTTTTAACCCTATCCTAGTCAGAAATCTACAAAGCGGTTCGGGTGTCGCTACGATACTCGGCTCGGTAGACGGCGTTACGTTCGAAGAGCTGGACGCCTTATCGACCGATTACGACCTAAGTAAAACGGTCGAGATTTCGGTAAACAATTTCCTTTATTATCGCATCGTTGTTTTGCCTGGTGGCTCAGGTCTAGCAGAGTTCGAACTCGAGCAGGGTTCGAAGCGTATAGGCGAGTCGCGTAGCAACTTTATAACCGTTCCCAGCAATCCAGTTGTAAACCATAGCGAGATTAACCTTGACGACGGGACGAACCCTCACGGGACGACCGCAGAGGACGTCGGCGCGCCAAGTGGTAGCGGATCGTCTACGGGAACGAACACAGGCGATGAACATATTTACTTCGTACAGAGTACTGCGAGCTCGCCTGCGGACGCGCAAACGGTGTACTTTGGGAACTTGCCAAAAGGACTAGTTACTACGGCGGGGATATCAAAAGTTTATATCAAGAAAACGGGCATAATTCACGCCGCTGAGATTTACTGCTACTCGGGGACCGCTGGGACAGCTGAGAATTGGAGCATGTACCTGAGAGTCAATAACACAACAGACCATTTGATTAAGACGATCGGCTCTGCGACTAACGAGCGCCTTTTTAATAATGATTCGTTAAACATTCCGGTTGTTGCTGGCGACTTTTTCGAGATCAAACTTATAAACCCGACATGGGCTACAAACCCTTTGTCGACGTCTTTTGGCGGTAATATTTTTGTAAACTAAAAAAAGTAAAATTATGAAGGTAGTTAGGTTTAATAATCTTATCCAGTTACAAAGGAATAACGGCGACATAATCTCCGAAACTTTCGCGCACGAGACTATTATTAACAAAATAGGCGGGTCTAGCTATTCTTTTCACAAAGACGGGTTAAAACTCTGCGACGATACGGCTCTGAGCTCTATATTTGACGAGAACGGCGACCCTTTTGTCAATTTTGACGAATGGCGTTCAGTTAACACAGGATTAGACGTTGATAGCCCTATCCCCTCGGGACTTACCGACGCAGAACTGAGAGCGAACCCCGTTTCGGTAGAAATTGCGGGCGGA